GGTGATAATGTTTTATCTGAAGGATATTCATATCCAATATCTTTGATTCTTACATTTTTAATCCTACCAATAGATGTAGATAAAGCAACAATATTTGCATCTTGACCATCTTCACTAGATACATTTTCAAATTTAGGAAGTTTTTTAAAATTAAATCCTTCAGAAATAATCTTTACTCTTCCAATAGAACCATTTATTGCAGTAGAAGATTTTGTCGAGTATTCTAGAATATTAGTTTGATCTTTAGCATATTTTAAAACAGTTGGAAACTGTGTTGGAGAGATTTTAAATGAATCTGTTGATACACCAAAGATCTTATATGTGCCATTGTACTCACTGTCTATGTAATTAATCTGCGAATAATTGACAACATCCTTATCAGCAGTACTAATGTATCCAGACCTTTCTAAAGCGTAAAAAAGTTTAGATGGGGTGCTCTCAGAATATTCAATTGAAAGAGATGCTGTACCAAATCCAATTGTACCAATTCCTGCAACATTGAAGTTTCTAGAATCATTTGCACTTATAAACTCATTTTCAAATTTTTTATCTTTGAAAATTTTCAGTTTATATCCAATCAGAGAAGAATCTCCAAGATTGAACTTTATAGTACTATTTTTGATAACATTAATATTTGGATTTATTGTTGCAAATGTGTGGATAGATGCGCCAGTCCCGACAATATTTACAACATTTTCGCTGGATGGAATTGTTTCATAGAAAGTTTCAGCAAGTCTAAACTGACTATTATTATCTTTAATTACATAATATGAACCTGTTTGCAAACCAGAAGCTACTTGAGTACTATTATAAAAAACTTTATCACCAGTCCTATACCCGTGGTTTGATAGTGTAATTGTATTTGTAGTAGTATTAATCTGTGAGGAATTAATTCCTATCGAATTGATTAATATTTTTTTCTCAGATTCATTAAATGCGAGTGTTAATGCGGCCGTGGTTCCAACACCAACAACAATATTTGGAGATACTGTCAGTTTAATTGAGTCGCCATTAGAAAGACCGTGACTTTGAGCAACACTTACGGTGGTAACTATCCTATCAATTTGACCAGTTACTTGACTGTAATTTGTCTGTAATAGATATTCCGAATTATTTGTACCATCGCTGTAAAAATACAATCCCTCACTATTTGTTGTCAGACCAACTTGCGTTACTAATCCGACATAATCTTTACCTTTATTAATGACATAAACATCAGATGTTAGCGTAAGTGTATTTGGAATTTGAAAAGTGTTTATGTTAGATGGATTATCTCCAACAATAAGAGAATCAACACCCGCAAGATCAGATTTTGTAAATGTTAGTTTTTGTCCAGTTTTGAAAGGGTGATTTGGAAAATAAATGCTTCTATGAGGAATAGATGCCGTTTGACTTGTAACACCTACATTGAATACTTTATAAACAGATCCGCCCGGAGTTGTACCAACACCAACAGAATTTTTAGCATTAAAATAAATTAAATCATTTGGTTTAGATTCAAACGGTAAAACCTTTGATCTACTTGATACTATAATTCTATCATTTATTATGTTTAAATTGCTGCCATAAGTATGCGCCACACCAGCACTAGCAAATCTCTTAATTCTCAATACACCATTATTATAGTCATTTAAAACTTTTACTATTTCTATACCAAGACTTGATTTTATTCTGATGCTTCCACCAATTGATACTGTTGGTCTAGTGGTTACAAAAATATCTTCTACCACCCCACCAGGAGTAGAAGAATAACTACTCATTGTTTTAGCAAGACCAACAGTTTCGGTTGTAAACCCTATTGATCTTGACCCAGAAAGATTATTAATTGAAGTTGAAAGACCACTAATTAAGACAGTATCATTGTTCAGCAAATCAAATCCAAATCTATAATATACAGAAATAGATTGATCAGTATCCCATACAAAAACGGACTGATTATATGTTTCAAAAGATGTTTCAATCTGAGTAACATTTTTACCTATAAGTTCAGAAACTTCTGCTCTAAAACCAGTTCCTTCGGTACTTTCCTCATTAAAATTAATAGGTTCTCCAATTCTATATCCAGTTCCACCGTCAATTATAGCAACATCATCAACACTGCCTTTTTTAACAGATTCGATAATTGTTACCTGAGGAGATATTTCATAAGGTTCGACAAGAAAATCATAATTGGCATACTCGTCATTTATTTTATATGGAAATGTATTTCTAATAAGATTTGAATTATTAAAATCAAAATCTTGATTTAAATATGAATTTTCTTCTATAAAAGTAGATCTAAATGTATTTCCAATAAAATATGGATAGAGTGGTTCCAAGGTATTGGAGATAGTACTTGTCGTTACACCAGCAAAATATGCATAAACTCCATTTGGAAATTCTGGAGTTTTGCAAAATCTACCATTATGTCTATCAAGATCACCAGTGCCAGTATATTCAAAATCTTCTATAAAAAATCCAGAATTAAATGATGGTCTATTATACACTTTGGCAGTGTTTAAAGAGTAACCCGGTGTTATAATTTTAACACCAGACTGAACATCATTTGAATTTGCATATCCATATGGTCCATAAATCGGATTTCCATCATATGCCCAACCAATAATTGGTGAGTGTGAAGATAAATCATCAGAATACTCGTTTGCTAAATCTGAAGAATATCCATAGATTCCATAAACAAGAGAATCATCTGTAAGATTTTTATTGAGGCTTGAAAATATTTTTGTAGATCCAGATCTAGCGTAAGATGCATACCTTTCAGCATCATTAACTGTTAAGTCTCTAACTTCGGTATCAAATATTGCTCCCGATCCTCTTGGTTTTACTTGAATTGATGCTGTGATTGCACTATATCCAATACCGGAATTGATAACAATAACATCTGTTATTTTTCCATCATTAATTACTGGTCTAAGTATTGCGCCCGTACCATTTCCTCTTGTAATAAGTTCTGGTATTGAATAATATTCAGATCCAGTGCTTAAAACTTGAACATCAATTACTCTACCATTAGAAACAATTGGATTTAATTGGGCATTTTTTCCATTTTGGAGAGTAATTAATGGTTTTTTATGCAAATTTAATGTTGTTGAACCATATTCAGTTCCTTCTTCGTATAGATATGCCCCCACGATTTCACCCGTAACAATCGGAGTAAATGTAAAATTGCCAGTAACTGTGGATCCATAAGATACATTTGCGGAAACTTCAATTGGAGGATATTGAAAAATATGATATCCAGATCCAGTTGATTGAATATCAACATACTTGTTTCTAACAAGATCCGTTGTTATTGTTGCCCCCGCACCAACATTAATTAACCTGAATGAATCGGAATCAATAACATTTAAAGAATATCTAACAGTTGTAGATAGTCCAGAAATTTTTGTACCTGTTGTTGAATATAAAACAATATCTTCGGTTTTAAATCCATGATCTTTAAAACTAATTGTATTATAATGTGTAGAAATTCCAGATGATTCAACTCTTAGTTTTCTGTATTGATATCCTGATCCACTTTGTAGAACTTTCACATTTCTAAGAGTCTTTTTAGGTATAGTTCTAAATTTGTGAATGCCGGCGAAAGATGTTGAAGTTGAAAAACCAATTGTGTTGATGCCAGATAGATAATCTGTTTGTGTATTAAAAAGTTTAATAGTTCTGGTATTTACAAATTTGGCAATGTATTCGTCACCACTTACCAGTGTTCCAGTTGGAGTATTTGAAATATCACCAGCAACTCCTACTAGTATTGGATTATTTCCATTTTGATTGTAAATTATTCTTTCACCATCAGCAAAATTGTGGAATGTTGTAAATGTAATTGTTTCATCGGTTAAATCAACACCACCACCAATCGTAAGTGCTCTACTATCAAATTCAACTTCTCGATATCTCTCTCCTACAATAGGTTCTAAAATACAACCAGATCCGTTACCGCCAGTTAAAGTAACTGAAAGAGCAACATCAATATCAAAATCCTGAGGATCAACATATACCGCCTTTACACTACCATCAATAATTGGTTCAACAAGGGCAGTGACCCCTGTTCCGATTGTAGATCCTGTTGAAATTAAAATCTTTGGTGGATTAACTACATCATAATCTTTGCCAGAATTTAATACATTAAATTTCTTAATTGGCCCATAGTAAACTTTATCAAGTGATTCTGGTGCAGAAATTTCTACACCATCAATTAAAAGACCGATTCCACCAATCACATTGTTAATTGATTTTCTCAGTGAAGTTCCCGAATTTAAATTAACTTTTTCAATAGGAAACTTTCTTAAAATTTTATTTGGGGAAATAGTTCTATTTTCGTGTCTTTTTAAAGTAAATGTATGAGATCCTGAGGTTAAAGTTTGTCCAAATTTAAGATACTCGGATCCACTCAAAAGTGATTTAGATGCATATAATCTTATGCCGTTAATTCCAACTAATTTTACATAATATTCAGATCCAGATGTCAAACCAGATAATGAGTTAGTAGCAGTATACACAACAATATCACCATCAATAAATCTTACAGAGGAAGAGAATCTGATGATCGAATACGCCTGAGCAACATCGTCATAATCATCAAGGTATGTTGCAGAACCATTAGGAATACTCGATTCTATAATATTATCAGTAATTTCATATGATGGTAAAGAGTTTGATGCTGTGTATCCTTCTTTATCTTTATTGTTATAAACATTTAAAGTATTCGAAATATAATTATTATTTCCCAATAATAGTGGAACTAATGCACTTGTTGCCTTTTTTATCTTTCTTCTAATATCATAGGATTGTGTTGAAACAGCAGAAAATCCTGAAAGATTACTTAAAATAATCTGGTTCAATGCACTATTAACACTAGTAACTACGGCATCGGCAGAAGCAACATTATTCGTATATGCAAATAAAACATCAACAACATCACCCACACGTAAACTGGACTTATCAATCAGACTTGATAATGTAAAAGTTGATCCAGAAATACTTGATACTTGATATCTAACACTAGTGTTATAAATCCAAGAATTAGCAAATACTTCTTTATATGTTTTATCCCCTATTGATGGGTTGCCAACAATTTCTCCCAAATTTTTGACCGTTATCTCTTCACCCTCTTCTATAAGGGAAATATCATCGACTTCTTCAAATTCTGAAATAACTCCTGTTATACGTAAATCAACTCTTTTTGTCAAATCACCATTTTCATATCCAAAAATAGTTTCATCGGATCTAATATCAGAAGCAATTGGTATTGCGTTAGTAATTCCAGTGCAACCAAAAAATTGATTAATACTTTTTGAAGTATAATCAATCATATCATTTCCCGATACTAGTGTGCCGGTTTGTCCAAATCCAATCGTAGAATCGACGGAAATAATAGAAGAACCAACAGAAACAGATTCTAAAACTTTTGTTTTGCCTGGAATAGTAAAAATTCCTTCAATTAAATCTCTATCACTATACCCAACAAATAAACCCAACTTATAATAGGGATCATTGTTTCTTGTGAAGATTTGAACATCTGATACAGATGCATTAGTTTTCAAATCTGTTGATTTAAATATAGTTTGACCTTCTAATTTTAAAGGATCCCCAGAAATATTTTTGGCTACAACAATTTCTCTTCTAATGTAATCTGCCGATGATGGTTTAATTAATCTACCTTCGAGATCTAAAACCTCCGCATTGACTCCATATAAAATTTTAAAAAGAATTCTTATAGATTCTTCAATACCTTTTGATTGATAGAAATCTCTTGCGTGCTTAATAAAATTACCTACATCTAAATCAGAAACAAAATCGAAACTTTCTAATCCGGGTGTGAAAGTATATTTTAATTTTTTGTAAAATTGTTGTAGGAATAAGACACTTAGATTTATTACCTTTGAGTTTTGATTATGATTTGCTGCTGTTGTTTTTGAAAAAGTTAAAGTCTGCTTATTAACATTATCATTAAAACTAGAAATACCAACATTGGAATAGTTGTTAATCCCACTAAATCCACGAATACAACCGGTAAATGTATTTGTTGTGATACCTGTGTATGTAATGATTTCATCATCTATTTTTAGCAATCCATATTCAGATGGAAATCCTTTTGTTGATGTTACCGTAACAATTCCAGCAGAAGATGATAAATTATGCGTCAGTATTGTTTGTCCAGTAACAACTTCTGGAACTAGATTATCAAGCTTTAAATATTGATCTAGATTTTCAGCAATATCTACTGTTCCGCCTTGAAATTCCTGTGAAATGTAGTATTGTTTAAAAAATTCAGTTGCTTTTGGAAAATCCGAAACTATAAATTCTGGAAGTTGACTCTCAATAATTTTATTGATTTGTACTCTCTTCTCAAAATCCGACATGTTTTATTTCCTCTCGATTTCTCCGTTAGAATAACTTGAAGTATAATAATCTCTGGTAAAAGTAACTCCGGAAATATCTTCCCCAGAAGCAATAACATCTTTAAGCATATTTATCTCACTATTTGAGACATCAAAACTCAAATATAGGTCTTTTAATCCAACTACATCATTTGAATCTGGAAATGCTTGAACTTCAATAATTTCATTTTCTGCTACAGTTGAAGTGATATTGATTGTATTAACAATAATTTCTCCATTTGTATAATCAACTGTACCAACAGATTTTAAGATAACCGTATTTTCACCCCTTTCAGTTGGTTTGATTGCTGCTAAATCCCCTAATCCACTACCATCTAATTTTCCATCTGAGGTTTTTCTCGGAACATCTGTAAAATATGCAATATCATTATCAAAACCTTGAACCGTAAATCCCGTACTCTTAATATTAAATCCTTCTGGATTAATATAGAAACGATTCCCAAAACATAATTCATATTGGGCAAATTGATTCACAAGAACTTTCATATCTCTTCTAATTCTAACCTTAGTAATGTTAGAAGTAATAGCATTATCAACTCTATCGATTAACTGAACAACCTTACTATACTTAAATCTACCACCAAATCTATTCATGTCTATATTTTTGGAATATTCTGTTAGTGTAGAAATAATAGTTGTTTTTAAATCATTTGGATTTGAAACTTGATTTGTATTATAATAAACGAACGAATCAATCTCAACATAAAGAATTTTAAGATCAATTATTTGTTGGTTAATTCCTGCAATTGAATATTTTTTTATTCTGTTTAAAATAAATTGTTTGTCAAAATCTGAAACATATGTTCCATTTTTTGGTTTAATGCTAAT